GAGGCCGAGGTCGATGTCGACCGGGGCGACCATGCCGCCGCCCTGGAAGGTTTCGAGCTTGCGGGAGAGCTTCGGCAGGCCGACTTCTTCGATGACGCCCATGAGGCTGACGCCGTCGGCGTAGGCGTTGAAGTTTTTGAGCTGGTTGGGGAGTGCCATGGTTTTAGGCTCCGATCAGGTTGGCGAAGTCGGCCAGGTAGCGGTCGGTGATGCGCTGGCGGAACATGAGGTTTTCGAGCGGCGGTACCGGCGTGTAGTCGTAGTCGACGTAGAGCTTTCCGGCCTTGAGGGTGACTTCGTCGTTGACGGAGGGGTCGTACCAGGCCTTGCCGTCGATGATGTAGCCCAGCGCCTTGAGTTCGCGGAACTTGGCGTTGATGCCTTCGATGATGTCGCGGGCGAGCGAGGGGTTGAGCGGCTTGTCGACGGCCCACATGTGCGCTTCGGCGATGGTGTCGGCGAGCACCTGAGCCGTGCGGGTGTAGTTTTCGAAGGCGAAGAGCGGGTCGGCGCTGCAGGTGCGGGATCCCCAGAAGCGGAAGCCGTCGCGGCGGATCAGGGTGGTGACTTCATTACTGTTTAGGTAGCCGGCGTCGGTGCTGGGGTCTTGCAGATCCCAGAAGACGTCCTTGCTGATACCGGTGACGCCTTGGACGGGGATGTTGGAGAGGGTCTTGTGCCAGCCGATGTCTTCGTCGATCTGGGCACGCAGGCCGAGGGCACGGGCGACGGCCGGGGCGGTAGCCGTGGCGTTGGCGACGGTATCCCAGGCCTGGAATTCCGGCCAGATGACCATGACTTCGCGGTCGCCGAAGTTGTCACGGTAGACGACGACTTCTTCCTTGGTGGCGCCGATGCCGGCGACGTAGGCGAAGCCGCGCAGCTTTTGGGCGATGCTGACGAGTTCGGTGGCGACGGGCAGGGTGTCGAGGCCCGGACAGCCGATGATGCGCGGTTTGACGCCGAGCTTGGCCTGGGCGGCGAGCAGGGCCTTGAGGCCGGTGTATTGGCCGCCGGCGGTGATGGTGCCGATGACGTTAGTGTTGGTGGCGGCTTCGTCGACGCCGGCTTCGACGCGGACGATGATGCAGACGGGGCTGCCGTGGTCGGCGATGGCATCCAGCGTCTTGGCCAGGGTGCCGGCAACGCCGGCCTTGCCGATGGCGGCATTAACGTCGGTAACGAGGACGGGGGTATTGAGCGGGAAGAAGGCGGCATCCGCATCGGCCGCCGTGGCGACGAGGCCGATGATGGCGGTTTCGATGGTGCGGATGGGGCGGCGACCGTCGGAGAGTTCGACGACGCGGACGCCGTGGTGGTAATCGGTGGGCATGGGCGGGCTCCTGGTGGATGTGCCTGCCCATGTTGCCCACCACGCGCGCGCGGGTCACGCGGCAGTGGGTGTGGGTATCGTTGCTACACCCGGCGGGTTGAGCATCCAGAGGTGTTGTGGCGTGACCCGGTGCAGCGCATCGGCGCGGAACAACGGCGAGCCGCCTTGCGAGAAGGCCCACGCGACCAGCTCGGAGCAGAACCAGCGGTCCTCTTCTTGCCAGTCCCGGTGCGCGAGCAGGCCGAACAGCGCCGTGAGGTCGTAGGGCTTGCCCACCTGGGAGCGGGCGGCTTTGATGACCTCGTCCGGCGAGTGGCACGGCAGATCGACGATGACGTGCGCCGAGTGCGCGGCGATGACCTCGGCGAGCGGGGCGACCCGCACGGCTGGCCAAGTCGCCTCGATCACCTCGTCACCATCCACCAGCGCGACGTGCGACCACTGCGACCAGGTCACGGCACGGATCAGCACCGCGCCGGGCAGCTTGGACGTGCAGAAGAGGACGCGCATGGCGATTACCCCGCGAAGGTCGCCGGCCAGCCGCCGGAGAAGTCGTAGGCCGACGGGTCGGCGCTGGCTTCCATCGCTGCCTTGTGGGTCTCGGCCGCGGCGAAGATCGCCTGATCGCTGGCGGCAGCTGCGCCGAGAACCTGCTGGGCGAGCGCGGCCGTCATGGTGACGAAGGAGCCGTCCATGGTCTTCCACTGGAGGTTCGCCGGGATGCTGGCGCCGAGGAGCACCAGGCCGAGCTGCTGGGAGCGCGACTTCTGGTCGGAGTGGAACCACTTGGTGCCGACCTTGTAGCCGCCCTGGTCGGTACGGCGGTCGCGCTCGGCCTTGATGGCTTCCCACTTGGCTGCTTTGAGCTGCGCGAAGTCTGGGGCTGGCGCTGCGTAGGGAACGACAGCTCCTGCCTTGACCATCATGTCGCCTTGGTGTTGCAGCTCCCATTCCGCATCGGAGCAGACGTGGAGCATCGAGGCATTCGGTAAGTTGTAGTTCATTGCCTCGGTGTCGATCCATTGAAGAACGCGACCGTCATGCGGGTCGAAATATGCAAATTTGCTCATGTTTTCCCCTTACCACTCGATGATTACGAAACCCGGAGCGCCAGCGCCGCCGCCGCCGCCGCTTCCGAAACCATATGCTGCATTCCCAACAAGGCCGCCGTTTGTTCCAGAACGACCAGCGCCGCCCCCGCCCCCAAATGGGCAAGATGCGCCAGCGCCACCATTTCCGGTTCCAATTGACGATGCTCCGCTGTTCACGTCATTTCCGTGACTTCCATTTGGATAACCGGAACCGCCAATCCCCCCGGATGAATTAGTTCCAGCGCCACCGCCGACGCCGCCACCGCCGCCGGGAAGCGTGACCAATGAACCGACAACAGTATTCCCGCCAGCGGTTCCATTACCTTGAACCCCGCCAGAACCAGCGCCGCCGATAGTGATAGAAATCGATTGCCCCGGAGTAACAGAAAACGCTTGCCTAACAGTCGATGCGCCAGCACCGCCGCCGCCGCTTCCGCCGGAAACGCTGGAAGTAGCATTCATCGACCCACCGCCCCCGCCTCCGCCCGCGCAGCCTGAAACGTAGATCGTCGAAACCCCCGCCGGGACGGTAAAGCTGCCGTTCGACGTGAAGCGCTCGACGCCCTTGGTCGTAATGCCGCTTGACGGGTTCAGCAAGACCCACTTATCCAGCGTCAGGTCATATTGCAGTTCGATCCAATGACCGCCGCCAGCAACGTCGCCAGCGACAAGCGCCTGACCGTTGCCCTTGACGATGGTCTTTGCTGCGATGCTGCCGCTGTTCGGCGTGAAGGTCGGCGTGGTCGTCGCGTTGGCCGAGGCGGCGCGGACGTATAGCGTCATGCCGTTTGTCAGCGCCGTGATGCCCGGGGTATAGCTGCCGGTGATCGCGTCGGCCGTTCCGCCAGCAGCCGAAACTATCGATTCCGATTTCTGTATTGATTGAATGCTGGCCTTGAGCGCCAGGGCATTGGTCATCGTCGTCGCGAAGTTGGCATCGTTGCCCAACGCGGTGGCTAGCTCCTTGAGCGTGTCAAGAGTGGCCGGCGAGCTATTGACCAAGGCGGCGATAGCGGCGTCGAGTTGCGCCTGTGAGATGGCGCCAAGTGTCGCGCGAGCCGTGCTGGCGTCCGCGTCGTCGAGCAAGGTGCGGATGAAGGCGGTTAGTGGGGTCATGGCCACGGTGTCAGGGCCGTTGAAGTAGATGATTCGGTCGGCGATGCCGACGAGCGCTGCAATGGCGCTCAGGGTGGCGTCGAGTGGCTGCTTACCTGTGCCAAGCGATTCGACTTGCTCCTTGAGGTAGGTCGTGCGGTTAGCGAGCTGCTTGCCTTGCTGGTTGTCGATGCCGTTGGGGCCGCCCTGGACGGGGTCGGTTTCTTCCAGCTGATAGATGCCGGTTTCCCAGGTGGCGCTTTCGGGTAGGTTGGCCATGTGTGCTCCTTATAGGGTGGTGTCAACGACGCCGCGGGTGTAGCTGGCGTTGCGGGTGGCGGCGCCGTTGTGGCGCAGGGCGGCTTGCTTGTAGTCGATGGCGGTCAGCGTGATGCAGTTGCGCTGGACGGCGCCGAGCAGGCGCTTGATCTGCTGGGCCATGTCGATGGTGACGGGCTGGGTGAGGATGACGCGGTAGCTGGCCCAGCCGCCGCTGCCCTGGCGGTTGTGCGTGCCGTTGCGCAGGGCGATGCCATTGTGGCGAATGTAGTTGCCACGCTCGATGATGGTGGCGGCGGGCTGGCCGATGGCGGTAAGGGCGCGCTTGATGGCAGAGAGGGTGCCCTTGTGCTGGTGGATGATGCGCGATTCCTTGATGACGGCGCGTTTTTTATCGACGCCCCAGCCGTCGTTCCATTCGTCGACCGACATAGCCCAGGCGAGGTAAGGGAGCAGGGGCGCCGGGCAGGTGTCGGCATTCCACAGGCTGGCGACGACGGACGGCAGGGCGGCGAGGCGGGCGGCAGCCGTCTGGTCGATGGCGCGTTCGAGCAGCGTACTCGATGGCGGGAGGAGGCTAGCCTGGACAGTCATTCGATGGCGGTGACGGTGACGGCGATGGCGGTGCAGTACGGGGCCTGGGCCGGGGTGCAAACGACGTCGGCAGCCGGGCTGTTGATGGTCACCTTCTTGACGCCGGCGACGTGGGCGGCGGCGTCGATGGCGCTGCGAATGATGTCGTTTCCGAGGCGATGGCTATTGGCGGCGAATTGCTGCAGGGCGGTTTCGACGGCCTGGCGGACGACTTCGGTGCTGGGGCCGGCGAAGAGGGTGAGCGCGATGTTCAGGCTGTAGTTGACGATGGTCGGGGCGCTGACGAGGACTTCTTCGGAGAGCGGGCGGACGGTTTCGCCGTTGACGGCGCCGCTGACGGTG